TGCGTATCGTTACGCATCCCGGATTGCACACCATCTAGCGATAGAGGTGTCTTATTATCTAAACTGATTTTGCCATCATTATTGAAATCGTAAATTTCATTCATGTCTTGGCTATTCAGTACAGGTAAATCATCCATCGAATCTACAATGATGTTATCCATAGTTTCAAACATATATTTATTTGATGGGCTTACCATGACGTAGCCACCTTCACCTCTGACATCTAACTTACCAGTCATGTTTCTAACATTTAGGCCTTCATTGATTTGATAAAAGTAGTGATAGCCACCACGAGGAGTCTTCTGTTTAAGAGGCGATCTAGTTACTTGACCAGACTCTACGAACTTGACCGCCTCTTCGCTATCGCAATCTAGGACAACAAAAGTTATCCCAGTGATAGCAGCCCAGTTGGCTCCCGGATACCGAGCCAACCACTCTCTCAATTCTTCTTGTGTGGGTTGTCTTCTTTGATAAGTTTCCCATTTGACTCTGGGTGTCTTTGCCCATTTTGCACTGAGCTTGTCATCGTCTTCAAAAGGATGACGCTTTCTAAAGTATTCTGGTATGGCTTCGTTTCGAGAACCACAAGGTATTAAATGAAAGCCTTCTTCCCAGAAAGACCAAATCATTTCTTGTCTGGCTTCCTCAGATATATTTTGCCAATCTTTATTAGCGTTTAATACTAGCGACATGTTTCTCCCAAAGTTTTTATTAAGCTGTTGCCTCTTCCTCGATGGGTCCGTAGATGTCTTCCCAGGTAAGAGCTTGATTAGTTACTGACATAATCTTCTTAGCTTGTTTGACTGTAGGTTGTCTTGTTCCGTAATACCAAGAGCGTACTGCATGGACCGATACATCACATATCTCTGCAACATTCTCTATGCCTCTGTTTTTTATATATTCTTGTAATTTATTCATGGCGTTATTATAGAGAAGCATTTTCATAATGTATATTTTTTTTTACATATTTGTCTAAATTAATTTAAAAAAGTGTTTGACATTCTGAATCTTTATCTATTTAATTGGCAATGAACAAATTTACAGAGAGATTTTATGAACGATATAAAAGAGAAAACCGAGTTCGACGAACTCCAAGAACTTATCGAAAGAAAGAAAAAGAATTTGCTGTGGCAAAAGAAACTCCGTGAGGAATCTAAAGAGTTAGATATTGCAATAGCAAGACACCCAAGAGTAAACGAGCAAGTAATTCAACTAAGCAATACCGGGGGATCTCATCGCGTAACGCTTGATGACTTTGACTCTGATATTAAAGTTGAGTATCGCTTGAAGAAATCTTGGGATCAAGACTATGTTGCAAAGATACATGCCGAAGGCAAGGTGCCAGCTAATCTTTGGCCATTTCAAATAGAGTATAAAGAAGACAAAAGAAAAACTTCTACTCTAGCTGAACAACATCCATCCCACTACTATAAATTAGCTGAAGGTTTGACCACTGAGATATCAGATCGTCCATACGTCAGCTTTGTTGAAAAGAGGAAAACCAAATGAGTAAAAAAATAGAGATGACTTCCGCACAAAGCGAGTCCAAAGAAAAGTTGTTTGCCGAAGCTTACGACTATTATGCAAAACATTATTTCAACATTAATGATTTTGTAAGAGCAGTAGATTATTTAAGAGCAGACGGTTTGAGTTTTGCTCACATTGCAAAGATCTCAGGCATGACTCACAAAAGTCTTATGCAGTTTTATTATCGAGATCAAATCGAACCACATGCTAGAACCAAAGGCAAAGCTAATTTCTTAATAGACTTTGTTGCTACAGTAAAAAAATTAGGTACAGAAACAATTCCAGGGAGGTACAACGATGCCAAGTCTTGAAGATGAATTATTATCTGGCTTGGAGCCAGGGCCAGTGAGAATGAATGTTGGTGGAGTAGATGGCATAGGTAAAAGTACCTTCGGCTCTCAAGCTCCCAATCCAGTTTTTATTTGTACCGAGAAAGGTACAGCATTCTTAAATGTTAAGAAGTTTCCATTGTGTGAAAAGTATCAAGACATTATTGATTGCATTAAGAAACTTGCCACTATGGATCATGATCGTAAAACAGTTGTCCTAGATACTACAGACTGGGCAGAAATTCTTACTCATGAAGCAGTGTGCGAAGAAAAAAATGTATCTGGCATCGAAGAGATTACTTACGGTAAGGGCTACACTGCGGCCAGAGAAAAGTTTAGAAAGATTTTAAGAGGTTTGGATATCTTGCATGATAAAAAGAAGATGAATGTAATCTTACTTTCGCATGTAGATATTAGAACTTTTAACGACCCGGAGAGAGAGCCTTACGATAGGTATCAATTGAAGTTGCACAACAAGACAGCTTCCATCATTAGAGAATGGGTCGATTTCAATTTCTTTGCGAACCATCAGGTTCGTACTGTGAAAGAGGGGAAGGGCTTCAACGAGCAGACAAGGGCACTTGCCATGGGTGATCCTATGTTGTTTACGAAGTTCTCTCCCGCCTTTGACGCGAAGAGACGAGTTCCTCTTCCAGATAAGATAGAACTCAAATGGGATTCGTTTTACGACGAATATAAAAAATCAATTAAAAATCTGTCGGAGGCATAAAGTGTCAGAGGAGATTTTGTGTGACCACTGTGGAGAAGAAATTTTAGACGGTGGGTATAAATACAAAGGCCTTCTTTGTTGTACTTTATGTCTTCGCGAGGAGTTAAATTTATCATGAGTGATGACTTTGAAATAATGTTAGGCGAAGTGCCTGATCAAGAAGATGACTTTAAACCTATGCCTGCTGGCAACTATGAATTAGTTGCTAACAAATGGGAAAAGAGAACATCTAAAGCTGGAAATGCAATGGTTGAAATCGAGTTTCAAGTACTCGGTCCAAGCCATTCTAATAGAAAACTTTGGGAGTATTTTACTCTTGAAGGTAATGCTGTAACCGTAACCGCTAGGAAAATTAAAGCTTGGCGTAAAGCGTTAGGGTTAAGCACTGATGTCAGTTTTAATGCTGAGGCCCTGGATGAAATGATTAACAATCCTTTCCAAGCCAAAATCAAAATTGAGCCTGGAACAAATGGGTACGAGGACAGTAATAAGATACAAGATTACTTAGCAAAAGGATCTTCATCTGAAGAGGAGGCGCCTGCGGCAAAACCTTTACAAGAAGAAGATGATGCTATGCCTTGGGATAAATAACTGGGTCATCTCCCAAAAAAGTCCTACCGAGCAAGTTAATTAATACGAGCGGCGTTACGAGCTCGGTAGGCATAGAATTCGACCACTCCAAAAAAGTCGAATTCTAAGTGGCGGTCGAAGCGGGTTTTTTTAACTTTAACCCGGATGTTAAACCACTTAGTCTTCGCGGTAAGTCCTACCAAGGTTGTATAAGAGATCGTCTTGGTAGGCACAAATTAGGAAACAAATATGATTGATGATAAAAAATTAGTCGCTAACTCTGAGAAGTTGTTAGCAAAAATATATGAGGTGAACAATCACATACTGCCAGTTGAATTATTTGATGAAGTTGCGGCCTGTGTTGTTTCGATAAACAGATTAAAGAGAGCGAAGGTGCTATATGAAAGAAGACAAAATAGATTTGGAAGTGATCTCCAAGAAGGAATTGTTAGAAGAATTACGAATGCACATGATGTCATTCAACAAAAGAATGGGAGAGATTAAAAGTCCCCATAAATTATTAGAAGTATTATTGACCTATGTTTGTTGCGTCACTTACGACGTATTGGAAAATAGTACCAATGAAGCAACCATGTTGATTGGCGCATCCTGGGGCAGAGTCATTAATGATATTGCTAAAGAAAAAGGTATGACTAGAAAAGAAGTTTTCTTTCAAGCAGATATGTTAGGCAATATAGCAGGAGGCGCTAATACTGATTGGAACTCTATGAATGAAGATTATGTAATAGATCCAGAAGAACTTGATGAAGAAGAAGTACTCGACGCTGTTAAACTTCAAATGGAAAGCAAAGATAAAACGAGACACTGATGGCTATAAGAAGAGAAGTAAAAATACACATATCTAGGGCTAAGTATAAAAAGACTAGCCAAGGTTCTCGTAATGTAAAGTTCAGTAGCATGAACAAGAATAAAAGAAAGTCCTTCAAAGCATATAGAGGACAAGGAAGATGATCAATGAAACTAAGACCGTATCAAGAAGACGCTATCACTGCGCTAGAAAGTTGGTTTGCAACTGAGTCAATAGAGAAACACCCTCTACTCAGTTTGCCTACTGCGTCTGGCAAGACAGTTATCTTTTCTAACTTTATTAAAAGAACCATAAAAAAATATTCTGATGCTAGGTTTTTAGTTTTAGCGCATAGACAAGAACTTATAGAACAAGCAGAAGAAAAAATAAAATCAGTATGGCCAGATGCACCAGTCGGTGTACTATCAGCCGGGTTAAAAAGATCTGAGATAGATTCTCAAATACTTGTAGCTTCAAGAGATACTTTGGCTTCTGGATCTAGATTAAAAAAAGTTGGGCATTTTGATTACACCATCATTGATGAGGCCCATAACATATCCCCGGACGAACAAACTAGATATCAAAAGATAATCAATGAGTTATCTGCTGAACGAGCTATGCGTGTTCTAGGTTGCACTGCTACGCCTTATCGTATGGGTCAAGGTTATATTTATGGCAAAAGAAAAGATCACTTCTTTCATGACATTGCTTATCAAGCAAAGATACCAGACTTAATAGACCAAGGTTATTTAGCTAGG